GTATGATTAACTTTAAACTAGATTACTGTCCTAAATGCGGCCGCAAGAATTATTTAATGTTTAGTAATAATCCATTAAGTGGCACAACGATTTGTTTTGATTGTGTTGCGCAACAACTTAATTATCAAAATATTGAACATGCCGAATTTTTTTGCCGCACATATAATCTCCCTTGACAACCAGATTTATGGTTGCATTTAATGGAAGAATATCAAAAAGATACTTTCAAACAATACACCACTTTAGTATTAGAAGAAGTAGATAACCAACCTAATTTAGCCTATTCAGCATCTACACATGACTTGTGGGCCCGCACCAATCGTGAATGGGAGAAAAGTCGTTCATTTGCTGAAATCTTAAATAAACTTAAACCAATCAAAGAATCTTATATTGATCGTGGTCGTCTTAAATGGGGTGAGCAATATACTTTCGAAGAACTTATTAAACTTGACAGCGTATATTCGCGCACATTAAAAGCCAACAATATTACCAACCCTCTTCAAAAAGAAGCAGTTAAAACATTATGTAAACTACAAATCGAACTTGATGAGGCCATTCGTGCGAAAGACGCAAAAGCAATAAAAGATTTTAGTTCTGCCTATTCAACCTTTGCTAAACAAGCAGACCTTGAAACAATGATTAATGAAACTAAAACCTCTGATATTACTACTGTCGCTGAATTATACCAATATATGGAAGATCATGGTTTTCAATTTAAGTTTTATGACGACTACACTCGTGATGAAGTAGACCTTGCCATCAAAGATATCCAAGAGGCCAATCGTAGACTAATACTTGAGTCTACTGGACTTCAACCGCTATTAGAAGAGATGGCGCGTAAACGTATGGAAACTTCAGAACAAAGTCGCACAGAAGAAGCGATTAGTCAAGTATCATTAGATGATATATTAAACTTTACTCCTGTAGATGAACCAATCGACGAAGAAGATGATTCTGAGGTATTGGGGCAAAACTTTACGGAGGATTAGTATGTTATTTGAAGATATATTCGATGAAAACTACATAGATCCTGAAGTACAAGATTATATTAATTTTATGGATGCAGATGACCAAGAAAGTACAGGTTTCTTAACTCACAAACGCGTCGACGCACACTTTCAAGAAGTGGGCGAGGCCTTAAATTATTTAATCGCCTATCCAGACCGATTAGTTGACTTAATGACTCCTGCGGCATCTCACTTCCATTTATTCTTCTTCCAACGTGTTATGATGAGATGTATGCGGCGCGGCAATGCCTCATATGAGACTTTCTCCCGTGGTACATCAAAATCATTCTTAGCAGACTTAGACCGTTATATCTACTGTATGCAAATTCCACGCCACAATACAACTATTACGGCTGGAACTAACAAACAGGCTGCCGAAATCGCCAAACAAAAAGTTATCGACGACTTATGGGCCAAATTCCCATTACTTGCTAATGAAATGCAACGCCGCAAGATTGCCGGTAAAATGCTTGATGCCTATAAGGCAGGTAAAGATTATGTAGAATTTAATTTTAAAAATGGTTCTTCATTAGGCTTAGGAAATGTCCGTGGTTTGCGTAAAGAATCATTAATCTTTGAAGAAGTAATTGAGCAAGACGAAACAAAAGTAAATGAAGTATATATTCCTTTACTAAACCGTCCACGTGCTCTATCTAATGGATTAATTAATCCATATGAACCTCAATCACAACAAATATACATTACTACTGCCGGATATCAAGGCACTTTCGCATATCAAAAACTTTGCGAAATATTATGTAGAAGTGTATTAGAACCTAGTCGTTATTATGTTTTATGTGGTACTTATCGTATTCCGTTATCATGCGGCTTAACCGCGCAGAAGCAAATAGAAGATGTAATTAATGCTCCGTCATTCTCAAAGGCTTCATTTGAACGTGAATATGAAAGTAGATGAAGTGACGCACCTCAGGGTGCGGCCTTCAGTGCTTCAGTTATTACATCACTTCGTCAAGTTAAACATATTGAGTTAAAAGGTAATTTAACTGATGTTCAAAGAGAAGGCGATTGTTTTTATGTAATATGCGCCGATATGGCCAAAGATGGTGCGGCCGAAACTGCCGTGGGTGTAGCGAAAGTTATTCCTAAGGATTATATGTTTACATATAAATTTGTAAACTTATTAACTGTTCCTTCTACTGACTATATGGTAGTAGCAAATACATTTAAGAGACTAGTTATGGCCTATGATGCCAAGTTACTAATTTACGATGCCAACGGTGTTGGTGCCGGTATTAGAGACTGGCTAAATAAAGAAACTCAAGATGAAGATGGTTTCTTATTAGGTGGTTTAGGAATTATTAATCCACCTTCTACTACTGAACACGATTTAATACGTTACCCAAAAGATCGTACAATATGTTATGAAATTAAAGCCGGTGGTAAGACCGGGGAACAAATTCACTGGTTCTTTTTCTCACGTATGAGTAATGGAGCTATTACTTACCCTATTAAACTTGCAGACGCAATTACTCTATATGCAAAAAATAAAACTTTTACAGATATGAGTATTACTAAACAACAACGTTATTTAATGCCATTCAAAGTAATGGATTTAATGGAAGCACAACTTAAAAACTTAGATATACAAAATACATCTGATAATTTAACTAATAGTTTAAAAATTGTGCGCCGCAACGGAAATATACAAAAAGACTTTTTCTCAATGGCAGAATATTTGGTTTGAGCTGTAAATCAATATATTGAGCTTGACTATTATAAGAAACATCGTAGAAAGAGCAAGGGCAATCGTATTATTGCCTTCATTAACTAGGAGGATTTTATGGCCGAAAACCAAGTTAAAGAAGCCTTATTAAACTTTAAGAAAACAAGAATTAAAGATATTAATGCGATTAGAGAAATGTATGCTGATGACGCTTCAGAACGTCGTCGTACTAATAATCCAATTATTACACCAAGTTATTCTAAATTAATGACTGCGGCGCAAGTGCGCGAGGCCTTAGGAAAAGCATTTAAAGATAATAGTCAAGTAGTTGCAGAATCAAAGAAACTTTATGCGACTAACCCTATTTATGCATCAATTATTAATTATTTAGCTAATATGTTTATGTGGAAATATAAAGTTTTACCTCATAAAGTATATACTGAAAGTAAAGCCGCATCTCGACGTAAATTAACAGTTAAAAACTTTGAACATATGTATTCACAAATGCTTGAAGTTGTTGATGGCGTTAGTTTCGAAACAACTTGTCCTTCATTATTAACTACTTTATTTATCGAGGGTGCCGTTTACTTCGCAACACTATCTGATGAAAATACTTTAACTATTGATACAATTAAATTACCAAACAAATATTGCCGCAAAGTTGCTGAAACACAATTTGGCACAGCAGTAATTGAATTTGATGTATCTTATTTTGATTCATTAGGATTAAAAGGGGATCAACAAAATGAATTTTTAGAAGGTTTTCCAGAAGAAGTTCAAAAAGCATATTGGTTATGGAAAAAGAATAATGTTCTTTATCCTCGTTGGGTACAATTAGATCCACGCTTTGCTACTGGTATTTTATTAAATGAATATGCTATTCCAACTTATCTATACTTATTAGCTGGTATTCGTGATTATGAACAATATCAAGATAACGAATTAGAAAGAAATGAAAATAAATTAAAATATTTAGTAGTTCAAGAAATGCCGCATTATGAAGATACATTAATTTTTGAAGAAGACGAAGTTAAAGCACTTCATCAATCAATGAAAAAGATTATTGAAGTTAATGATAAAGCTAAATTAGTTACTACTTATGGTACAGTTCATATTGAAAAGGTTTCTGAAAATGATACAACTGAAAATGAAGTATTAAGTAAAGCATTTGAAGCAATCTTTAATAATGCCGGTTTTAATAGTAGTATCTTTACATCTAATAGTGTTGAAGCATTAAAAATGGCTTTAATTCGTGATAAAGGTATGGTTTGGAAATATGTACAAAGCATTATTAATTTCTATAATATTACTATCAATAGTTGGTTTGACTTCAAAGATTATCAAGCCGATATTGATATTTTACCGATTTCAGCCTATACTTATAACGATGATATCGAGAGATATAAAAACAATGCCACATTGGGCGTTGGAAAAATCGACTATATCATCGCAAGTGGTATTAAACAAACAAATGTACGAGATACACTTGAATTAGAAAAATTCTTGAAATTAGATGAAATTACTCCAATGCAAACTTCTTACACTCAAACTGCGGAAGATCGTACAGAAGAAAAGCAAGAAGACTCATCTACGGAGAAAAAATCAGAGGACTCTAAGTCTGAAGAGCCAGCAGATAAAGAACAATCTGACAATAAACCGACTCAAGATAATGAGGATTAATATGAAACCAATTAGTTGTAGTTGGCCCGTTCAATTCTCAGACTTCAAAATTGATGAGGATCAAAAAAGATTTTCTCGTGGAAAATTAGCCGTTTTCTATAAGGGAGAAACTCCTGATCATCGTTACTTTAGCGACGATTTTGCAGACCAAGTAATTAAAACATTACCTTATGCACCAATCGTAAGTCATTATGATGCTGAAAAAGATGATTTTGTAGGTCATGCTACTGAACAAGATATTTATGGTATAGTTGATCCTTGTGTAGAGCCTACATTTGAAGTCCGCGAGGATGGAAACACTTGGGCAATCTGTGATACAGTATATTATACTGAACGTCCAGATCAACTTGGCGAAATTGCCAAAAAAATTGAAGGTCATAGCCAATCATTAGAACTTGACCCTAAAACAGTTAAGTATGTAATTAACTATGACGATAAGAAACACTTTAAAAATGTTGAATTTACCGCAGGTTCAATTATTGGTGTAAGTGTATTAGGTAAGGAACAAAAACCTGCATTCACTGGTTCTGCTTTTTTCAACTATAATGAAACATTTGAAGAAAAGATGAAATTATTAAAAGAATACTGTGAAAGCAAATCAGTTCAAAACATAGGAGGCAATCAAATGAATTTACAAGAATTTATGACGCTTTCCTGGGGTGAAATTGCTTCTAAAGTTGAACAAGCAATTTTTAATGAATATGGTCAAGAATATTATACTTATATCGTAGATTTATATGACGGTAACGCTGTCTTCCGCGCATATTCTTATATCGACGGTTCAAGCCATTTATTCCAAATTAATTATTCATTAGAAGAAAATGCCATTACATTAGGTGACATCGTAGAAGTACATGTTACTTATGAACCTATTGAAATGAAGGAAGCACAAGGCGATAAAAACGCACCTTTCACTGAAAACAATAATGAATTAGAAGAACAACCTGTTGAAGAACCAACTGTCGTTTCTACTGAACCAATTACTGAAGACTTAGCTCAAGCTGAAGAAATAGTTGCAGAAGAATCAGTTGACACAGCAGATTCTGCTAACCTTGTTGAACCAAGTGAGGGAGAAGAAAACAGTTTTAGTGAAGAACAACCAACTGAAACTACTGTAAGCGAGAATGCTGCGGAAAGCAGCACAGATGCTGAACCAGCAGCAAACGATTTTAGCGCTGATGACACCCAAACTCAGAAAGTAGGTGCAGAAAATGAAAATAATCAAGAAACAAGTTCAAGTTCTGCCACACTTGCTGAAAGTGAAAGAGCAGAATTTGAAGCCCTTAAAAGAGAGAAAAAAGTCAACTTAATTAACTCTTTTAAAGATAGTCTTTCTGACGATGAGTTCAATAAATTCATGGAAAATGTTGATAGCGCTGACTATGATGCGTTAAACGTTGAATTATTAGAAACTTATAAAAGAAAGAATGAAGGGAAACCTTCACCAAGAAGAGTGTTCGCATTCACTCCAAAAAATAATGCAAGTAAAGATAGTGAATTGTATAACTATATAAAAGGTTTACTACAATAATCACTTTAGAAAGAGGTATATATTATGATTTATGATTACTTACCAACATTCTATCAAATCGAAAACAACAATCTAAAAGGATTATTACCTGGTTTTGTAGTATCTCAAATGAGACCTGCAGTAACTTATGATGCTCAAGGCGCTGTAGCTACATTCCCAGTTTTCATGCAAGAAGGCAAAAATAAAAAAGGTTCTGCTTCTACAGCATATTCTAATTTAGTTGCTAACGGTCATATCGTTGCAATTTCTGCAAATGGTATTAAAGACGTTGAAGCTTCAGATAAAAATTTATTTATCGTTTTCAATGAACCATTAAACAAAATTATGCCTAATATCGCATGGAGATTCTATGCAACTGATGTTAATGAAGAAGAATTAAGATTAGTTCAATTAATCCCTGGTGATGAGTGGATGAGTGATATGGATTTATTAGCTGGCGAAAATAACCCATTAGCTGGCCGTATTGTAGAAATTACAAACTCTGTGGGTCAATATAAACAAGATGAAGATTGGTATGCAGTTGACAAATTAGCTGATGGTACTTCTGCACATCATTATATGTTCTTAGGTTAAAAAGGAGAGGTGATAGAGATGACTAAAGAATTATTACAAGTATTAGCTGCAGCCTTCACTAAACAACCAATCGTTTTAACTGAAGGTACATTCTCTGCTGAAGACGCAGAAAAAGCTGCTGTAAAAGGCATTATGGAAAATTTAGGTTTAGATGAAAACGCATCTGCTAGAGACATTCGTGCTCAAGAACAAAGATTCTTCGCATTAGTTGAAGAAGCTGTAGATGAAATCTTACCTAAGAAATTAGAACAAGTTTTAGGTCAATTTGCTGAAGTTAAACAATTCGCAAGAGACGCTGAACCTGTATTCGATATCGACAGAATCGGTAAAAACCGTGCAAAATTAACAATTGCTAAAGGTTCTAGAGCTGGTATCTATCGTGCTGCAAGATTAGACAATAAGTATTTTTCAATTAGTACTTCAATCCAAACTGTTGCAGTTTATGTAACATTAGAAGAAATCATTCTTGGAACTATGAGTCTAAATGAATTATTCAACAATATCTTAGAAGGTTTTGAAGAAGCAATTTATAAAGACGTATTCAATGCATTAGCTGTAGGTACTCCATTAAGTGGTTATGAAAGAATCGACGGTGGCAATCCTGCTAACGTTACAACTACTAAAGCTGGTTTAGGTGCTGCATTAGATAAAGTATTACCATATGTTAAACAATATGGCGTTCCTACTGTTTTCGGTTCTGCAAGTGCTATGGACTTATTAGAAAATACTGCTGACGCATATCATCCAGAATTAGAAGATTCTAAAGAACGTAGATTATATGGTATTATCCGTTTATACAAAGGTGTAAACATCGTTGAATTACCTAACTATTTAATTGACAACTCTAACAATGATTGGTTCTATAGTAACAAATACGTATTCGTATTACCTTCAGGAATTAAACCTGTTAAAGTTGCATTACGTGGTGAAATGTATATTCAAAGAAACAGTGACGCTGTAGGTAGTGAAAAATGGCATGCACACAAAATGTTAGGTGTTGGTGTTGCTATGGCTAATAACTTCGCAGTTATCACAGTTGAAGACGCTGAATAATTAGTATTATAAATTAAACGGCCCCAAATAGGAGGGGCTTAGCCCCTCCTTAATTTTTTTAAATAGAAAGGAGACTTTATGTCTGATATCCAAGTAGTTAAAATTACAAAAACTAGACCTGGAAATTTGTTATTTATCTTACACCCTGTTTCAAATTTACAAATGTCTAAAGAAATATTTTTAACAGATCGTTCTCCATCAACTAATGTTCCAATGGATTGGGCTTTAGGTGTATTTTTAGACGATGGCATTTATAAATTATTTAAGGCAGGACATTTTACTTTCTCAGATACTGAAAAAGTAGTTAAGGCCGCATATGAATCTGGTGTATATTTCGATGAATTTTTAGATTTTGCTCCTGCAAGTGCAGATAATAGCGCTAAAATTTTAGAAGTATTAAAGAGCGGCAACCGTCAAAATATTTTAAAAGCAATCGAAGACTATGGCAGAGATGTTTTTGCTGAAGTAGTTTATGCAAATGTTAGTGCATTAAGTATGAACGTTGTACGTATGCTTGAAGATATTTTAAAAGTACAATTAACAGTAGACGGCGAATAAAATTAGGAGGTAGTATGCAATATTGGGATGAGGTATTATATCCTTCATTTAGATCAATTATTCGTGGCGAATACTACGGCATTGTTTCAGAAGATTTCATTGATGAAGAATGTTTTAATTTAGCTCAACGTGCGATTTCTACCTTTAAATTTCCAAAAGTTTCACTAGACTATAAAATCTTCTATGCGATAAGAAATCATGCAGGTGAGTTAGAAGAAGTTGAACTTGAAGACTATCCTGATGCGGTTCCACATGCCTTTTTCTATGAAGATTTAGGTTTTGATGAAATCCAAGTTCTTATCGCATGAATGAAGGTTTATTGGTGTGAAAACTTAATTTCTAATGCAGATAATTTTGAAGACATCTATACTGATGCCAATATCAAAACTTATTCGCGTGCGAATGCAGTAGATAAGAATATGAAACTTATGGCTGAATATCGCAAATATGCGCGTGAGTTAGAAAATCGATATAGTAGAGTTAATAACGAGAGAAAGCCTGCAATGGGAGACATTAATGTCTAATTTTAATCGTTTTCGTGAAAAAAATAATTATTATAAAGAAGCCTCACAAAAAATTAACTCTCATTTTCTTATAAAAGGTTATCCTAGTATTACGATAACTGACGCGGAAGACAATGAAAAGCAGGCCGTAGTTGTCAACCAACAAGAAAAAGAAAAAGCATATATTTATACGGCTTTACAAGATGAATTATCTATTGGTAGTATCTGGCAAGCAAAGAGTTTGCATTTCTTAATTAGCGAAGAAATAATTATTATTAAAGATGTTGATTGGCATAAATATTTGGCATTCTTATGTAATGTTGAATTAGAAGACACTTGAGGATATTTTATTGGTTTAAAGAAACGTGTTGCAGGAGTAGATGAAGAATATTCTGCGGCAATTGAAAGTAAACAAAAACCATTATTAATTTTACCAGCAAACATATTAGAATATGAAGATACTGTAGTAATTAAAGGTAGACCTTGGTTAGTACAAGAATATGATGCTATTAGTACTCCTGGTTTAGTTTATTATTCTCTTGCGCCAACAACCGCATCTTTAAAACAACCAACTCGTAGTGAGCCAAATATTCCAGATAGTTATATTATCAAGAAACAATCTAAACCAACTGAACTTATTCTTGAACCAGAAGAAGTAATTGGCGCAGAAGAAAAATATGCAATCGCATATAATCAAGATATGACTATTACTACTGAAAAAGGATATTTCAAATATTCAAATAAAGCCATTAAGATTAAAAAACACACTGCTACTGAAGTGGTATTCTGCTTACCATTTGGTGTTAAAGAAGTGACAATAGAATCAAAAGAAAGGGGCGAAGTAGTTGTTCAAACCTTCGTTGCGGTGGAATAATGCAACCTTTAGTTAATATTAAAAAAGCACCTTTAGAGGTAGCTACAATCTTAGCAGAAAATGAAACTTTAATTAAATTATTATATAATAGTAGTCCAAATACTTTAAATGAAGAAATTGAATTGCCAAATATTAATGATTTAATTGAAGAAAAATATATTAATTTCTACGCACCAACTGAATATGGTATCGAGAAATTTGATCGTACAGCATTTATTTCTATTTTTATTGATAATATCTATTATAATTATAGTGATAAAAACGCAAGTACGAATCTAACATTATACTTTTGTACAAAAACCGATAATATTTTGTTAGCAAATAATAAAAATAGACTTCTTGAAGCAGTAGATAATATTTGAGGAACATTATATCTTCGTAAGTTATCTGCCGCTGGAGAAATCGTAGTAAATAATATAAGTTATGTCTTCTTAGATGACTTCCATGTTGGTTATCGTATGAGTTTAAGCATTACCGATCAACAAAACAGAAAGGTTGATTTCTAATGGAAATTATTAGTGATTATAGTTTAACTAAAAGTTTTGTTAGTAAGAAGGTGCAATTATTAGTAGGTCCTAATCAAATTATTTATATTAATTTAGTACCATTAAAAGATTTTTATTCAGATGATCAATGAGTACGTTTCTATAACTTTATTAATATGCCGATTAAGGACTTGCGTAAAAACTTTAATATTAAAGAAGAATTAGACTTATATGATATAGTAAACTTAATTATTATTACATTGGGGCAATTCCGAGAATTTGCCACGATATATCAAACTTTCCTTCATGGCTTAGAAAAAATTATTGATAATTTATCAATGGACCTAAGTCAAAAAGCCATTTATGGAAATAAAATATTAATTACGAGAGAAATTTTTGATTATATTATGTATATAATTAAAAGTTCTTGCGGAGAAAAAATTGAGGCACCTCGTCAATTTTCATCCGAGGAAGAACGTTTGTTCTATCTGGCTCAGAAAGAATATGATGATCAAATCAAAGGTTTGCGACAAAAAGAACAAGCAAGCGCTGATGCGATGTTAAAAGTATTACTTTCTATTACTTACGCTTTTCCAAACTTTACGTTCGACTATTTGTTTGAACAAACTCTGGCTCAAATTAGATGGCTTCAAAAATATGCTGCAGAAGCCGCTTCTTATGAGGTAAATAAACAAATTTTTGCAGCAGGAAATATGAAGAAAGGTAGTAAATTAAATTTCTTCATTAAATAATTAGAGAGGTATAAATGAGCAATTCATATAGTCATTTAAAATCTGATAGTGCAAATTTTAACAACATGCTTAAAAATTTTGGCGTTGTTACTGTTATGAATGCTAAAGTTTTCAACTATACTGATTTAATAGCCGCTTTTAATGATCAAACTATAACAGATCTAACTGGTAAAAAAGCTGATGAAATCCTAAAAACATTAAAAGGTATGGAGAGTAGTAAATTATGTGATTTAAAAACATTAAAAGTTGCTAATGTTACTTTAGATGGTCCTTCTAAAACAGTTACTGGTGGTCAATATGCTAACCCATTAATTAAATTTGGTAAAACTGCTACAATGGAAATTCAAGATGCATTAGGTAATGCTGATGCTATTGAAGCTTTAGGTGGTGGTTTAGTTGAAACATTCCCAGGCCATGCTACAGATGGTAAAGTATTACATATCGGTACAGATTTTGCTTCTGCAAAAGTTATTTTAGGTGATAGTTTCTTTATTGACCAAAAAACAGGTCAACAAGTTTCAGTTAATATTATTTTCTATCAATTCTTACCAGATTCATTATTCAACTTAACTCAAGATAGTGAAGGTGATGCTACTGTATTTGATATGAATGGTAGTTTATTAACAACTGACATTTTAATTGGTGATGATACAAATACTACTGAAGGTGCTACAACAGGTCAAGTACACGGTGTATTCTATTCTATTATTTCACCAACTAATGTATCTGCATAGTTAAAATTTAAAAATATTCACGGT